GGTAGGTCATACCGCAAATTTATACCCTTTCGGTTCTATAAATGGCGAAAATTAGGAATTTATACCGCATCGGGTGTAGGGCCCAAAAAAAAGTTTCATAAAAAATGACTACAATGGTCGCAAAAGCAAAAACCGCCGTATCTTTGACCTACAAACCAACCACAAAACCATGAAAACTATCAAAACCCCCATTCACAACTTTATCACCTTGTTTGACAATTCATTGTCTATCAACTTGACCAGCGGCAAAATCACCGCCACCGGCTTCGGCGCACAATGGCTTCGCCTTGAAGAGTGCAGCATCAGCGACCTTGATGCTTCCGGCTTGGCCGACATCAGCAGCCAAATCGCCCGTCAGCACGGTGCTTGTGTTGCAGCGAAATTCAACCAATTCTCCGGAAACTAAACCACCAACCATGACCCACAAAACCAAAACCAAACTCAAAGCAGCCCTTACGACTGGCTACATCGTGCTGACCGCTTGCCTCGGCCTCGCATTTTTCGGCAGATTCATTTTTGCAATTATCACCAACTAAACCCCCAAACCATGAACAAATTTGAAGTCACCAACTGGTCGCAATACATGAAGGCCAGCGAAATTTTCCCCCCCTGCGACACCCTGCAAGAAGCCATGGCCGACTGCAAGCACCAAACACCACATGGCGCAGATGCCCAAGCCTGGGAAGAATACTCCGAAGTCACCGAACTGGACCCACACGGCAACCCCGTTGAAACCTACTATTTCGTTAGCCTCTAAACCCCCAAACCATGCACAAATTCAAAACCACCAACATCAAAGGCAAGGACTATGTTGAAGTCAACCAACGCCTGCTCTTCTTCCGCAACGAGCCAGCCTATGCAGGTTGGTCCATTGAATCCGACCTCGTTGACCTGCAACCCGACCGTTGCTGCATCAAGGCAATGATTCGGGATGCCGATGGCCGCATCCGTGCTACGGGCCACGCCCATGAGGACCGCACCTCGTCTATGATTAACAAGACCTCGTATGTAGAAAACTGCGAAACATCTGCCTTTGGCCGTGCGTTAGCCGCCCTTGGAATCGGGATTGAAACATCAATCGCAAGTGCTAACGAGGTGCAGATGGCTATCGCCAAGCAGGAGAACCTTAACGACCTCAACGACAAACTCGGCCTCGTTCCAGCATACGACGACCTCACCGCCGCAACCCTACGGGCGGACTTCCTCAAACTGGTGCAGAAGTTACCCGCCGACCAGCAGGAGCGGTTCATGAAGGACCTGGACCAAATGACCCCCGCCCGCTTTGAGAAAGGTATCCAATTCATCCAAAACCAACTGTCTAAAAAATAAGCCATGACCAACCTACTGACACAGTGCAACGCCGATGTTTACAAGGCAATCCTTGACATCAAAGAAAAAAGCTTTGAAATTGGGGAGAAACTCATCTCCATCCTTCAAATACACCAATACTGGTGGCAAATGACTGCGGGCGATATGCTTTGGTTCTCTGCCCATCTTCCTCGCGAAATTTGGGACGGCAAAGCCCACACCTTCCAATTTCTTTTTCAATCCAAACAAACCACCGAAATGCCATGAACCACTTAGTTACCATCCCCAAGTCGGACATCTCCAAACAAGACATCGCCGACATCGCCGCTGGCCTCATCCTCCGAATCGAGGAAGGCGAGGTCAACCCCATCGCCGCTCATGTACGCTTGAAGGCGGTCGTCAAAGCCCTGGAGCAAGTCCTCAAAGCGACCGAGGACATCGTTCGGGACGAGGCTGAAAAGCACGGCAAAACCTTCTCCGCCTTCGGTGCTGAAATCCAAGTCAAGGAGGGGGCGCTCACGCCCGACTACTCGCAAGACCAGCAATGGCGCTACCTGCAATCAAGCATAAAGGACCGAGAAGAACTACTCAAGATGGCTTTCCGCAAGGCTGGCAAAGCAACATTCTACGACGAAGCCACGGGCGAATCGGTCCCCGTATGTCCCGCCAAAGGGACAAAACCAAGCATCGCTGTGACTTTTAAAGCCAGTTAAGATGACAAGGAGCCAAGCCCTCATCCAAGCGATGCAGTTACTCGCTACACGCCCATACAAGGCCGCAGAACTCTCCAAAGCCATCGGGATAAACATCCGTACCACTCACCGAATTTTAAACGATTTACGGGCCTCTAAATGGCTCACAAAAGAAACCTGCAAATATTCAATTCAACCCAATCAAAACCCAATCCAAAACCCATGAGCAACTACACCCCCCAACCCAACACCTTCTCCCTGTTCGCCAACGATAAGGGCGACAATCCGAAACGCCCCGACTATCGTGGGGACATCATTCTCCCCGACGGGACCAAGATGCGGCTCTCCGCATGGGTCAAGGAAGGGCAGAGCGGAAAGAAATTCCTAAGCGGCAAAGTAGAGCCGATGAACGAATCTCGTCCCGCCAACGCATTTGAACCACAGGCTGGAGATATGCCTTTTTAGTGTAACTTTGCCCGAAGATTACATTTACTAATAACGCCCGTGTGTGATTCCAGCCACACGATGCGTCCAATAAAGGGTTCCTTCTCTAACCCCTGCCCCGACTGCTGGAATCAGTTGGGGCTTTTTTTTTACCTCCTATGAGAGATTCATTCATCTTCTACCGCTCATTCCTCAAGAGCATCCAACACCTTGACCCAGTTGAGCAGTTGGAACTATTCCAAGCCATCGTGCAGTACGGGCTTGACCAACACGAACCCGAAATGAGCAGGTATGTTCGGGCGGTGTGGGAATCCATAAAGCCGCAACTGGATGCTAATCAGCGTAAATACGAGAACGGTTGCAAGGGCGGGAAACCAAAGGCTAACCAAGACCTAACCACCCCCGAACCACCCCATAACCTAATGAGTAATGATAATGGGAATGATAATGAAAAGGAGAATAATAATGCAAAGGAGGAAGGGGTAATGGTAAAGCCCAAGAGGGATAGCAGTATTTTGTTTGACCAATTTTGGAACCTCTACCCCCGCAAGACCTCCAAGCAGTCCGCATCCAAAGCCTTCGCCAAGTTGAAGGACGAAGACCAGCAGGCCGCTATCAACAATATCTCCCGCCTATACGCAGAAACCCCCGTCCAGTTCGTACCCCATGCGGCCACCTACTTAAACCAAGGCCGATGGGAGGACCAAGTAATCCCAAGGAACGCTACCTTCAACCCACTAAACCAAACCGACGATGAACCCCTACCATCTTACCGCTGAACGCAGGCTCCTGTCCTGCCTCATGGACCAATTTACCAACCGAGCGGTCCTCCTTCTGCAAATCCCTGAACGCCTATTCACGGGGAACCATGTCCTCGTATATCGGGCGATTGAAGCACTCCACCGAGCCGAGCGACCTGTTGACCTGGTAGCCGTTCACAAGCACCTAATCGACAACGGTCAAGCCCATGTCATCGCCGAATTTGTGGACATCTTGGATGGCAACACGCTGACATCCGATTGGAAGGTCTATGCCTCCGACCTTAACGAAGCGTGGAAGCAAAGGGAAGAACAACGCATCATGGACGAGTTGGCCCATGATAGGGACATACCCAAAGCCTTCGCCCGTTACCAATTCATGCAAGCGATTGAAACCAACGCCACCGAAACCACGGCCCACGAACTGGCCAAGACCTACCTCATGAACATGAATGAGGTAAGGGAAGGCAGACGCAAGGATTCAATCTTCCCCACCTACATCAGCCCAATGGACCGAATGATGACGGGGTTCAAGCCCACCGAGTTCATCCTCCTTGGCGGACGGCCCGCAATGGGCAAGACGCTCTTGGCCCTGCAAATCGCAATGAATCAAGCCATGGCCGATATTCCCGTGGTCTTCTTCACGCTTGAAATGTCAGCGGAGCAACTTACCCAGCGGATGCTTTCCAACCTCGCCACCATGGACGGGGCGCACTTTTTAAACCCGACCGAGCGAATCAGCACCAAGGACTTCATGGACCTTGGCCAAAAAGCGGACCTCCTAAAATCCAAACCGCTGTATATCGTGGACCTGCACCAAGCCAACCTTGACCGCATTGAAGGCGAAATTGCAAAACTCAAAACCAAGTACGGGATTTGCGGGTTCTATTTGGACTACCTCCAACTCGTTGAGCCAACCAAGATTGACAAAGCCAAGCCGAAAATTGAGCAGATGACCAACATATCCAAGACCCTCAAAGCAATTTGCAAACGGCAGAAGGTGTTCGGGGTCGTGGTGTCATCCCTATCCCGTGCAACCGAGGGAAGGAGCGACCATCGGCCCATCATGTCCGACCTTCGGGAAACGGGGCAGTTGGAGTTTGATGCGGACAAGATTGGCTTTGTGTATCGTCCCTACGAACACGACAGGAACCAGCCATCG